CCTAGCGCGCTTGTAATCGCTTGCTTCTCAAACCGGTTCATTGAGTCAAAGGTTCTACCAGACATGTTCAGAGACTCACGCACCATTCTGAGTCTTTCATCTTCTGTCGCCAACAGGAGTTCGGTGCTATTAAGAAGATCTCCACCAAGGATCGCATTCAACTTTCCGGCGGCTTCGGCGGCTCCTCCGAAAGTATCAAACTGACCCATGACATTCAGAAGATCGCCGACGGCGACGCCAAGGGATCTCGAAGCAACTTGCACCTTTTTGAAGATATCAGGTGCATCGGTGCCAAACTTGGCCAGGACCGGCATCGCTGCGTTGAAGCCTTCCGTGACTTGTTCAATTGGCAGCTTCATTTGGATGGCCATGCTGGCTAATTCACCAGTGAGAGCTTGGGACTCTTCCGCGCTCATCCCCATGACCCTCATGGCATTTTCCATCGTCTTGGCCGTTAAGTCAGTTGACACGCCAAGCTTTTCCATTTGGGCCGCGGTATTTGCTAAGTCCTTCGGCACAGGTGCACTAGCGTGAGCGAAGTCGGTAACACCTGTTAAGAGAGAGCCAAACGCCTTTGCAGAGTCCTGAGTGGTTATCCCGAGACCCACGTTCTCCCTTTCAACGGACCTAATCATTTCATTATATTCGCCCATCGAACTGGTTGTCTTATTGAAGGCGGCGTAGGCGGCGTCTTGTTCTAGGGCCAGTTTAAGGGAAGTCTGAGCCACTTTCATCAAGAGGGAACCCAACATATTCGCTGGGCTCAGAGTCTCTTTGAGAGACTCCTTAAACATATTCATCTTATCGGTTAACGATTCGGTGCCATCGAGGGCCGCCGTTATAAAGCCGCCGGCGAAAGTCTGTTTCCACTGATCTCCGACACCAGTTAGTGTCTTTAAGAGAGTCTTAGTTTCCGTCTCGGTACGCAGAATTGATCGGGTTGCCTCTTTATTTCTTTCTATTGCCGCTTCTTTTGCTGCGAACTCGGCGCGCATCTCCGCCGCTTTCTGGATTAGTGCCGCGTCGCCAGAAGCTGCGTGCTCGCGAGCGAGTTTTCGCTCCATCGCAAGAGATACTTCTTTAAACTCTATGTCTTTCAGACGTAGTTCGTTGCGCTGGTGAGCCAGCCTCATCGACTCATTGGAGTGTTTGAGACTCTCTACCTCTAATTTGAGAGCCTCGCGCTCTTCTTCTACTATAGCAGCTTGTTCTGCAAGAGTTTTTTTGCGTACGTCTAGAAGGTCTTTGGCTGCTTGCAAGCGTGCAGCATCAGTCATGGCAGCAGGATCAGTTATATTTGTATTGTCAGTTGGGTTGGGCCCGGGCGGGTTAGCACCGGGGGGGCCGTCTGTGTTATCATTATCACCCATAAGTTATAAAAATCCTATTTAAAGGGCCACTTTAATCCAGTTGACTTCTCGAAGCCTTTCACTGCTCTATCTAATTCATATTTGCTAGAATATGTTTTCTTATTATCAAGCCCGTACTTGCTGAAATTTGACATATATCTTCTTTCTCTTCCGAGAACATTTGTGAAAGAGTCTACCTCGCTCTTGGTTCCCCGAATACTAACGGGCACTTCGTAGCCTTGCGTAATTGCTTTCATTAGCATGCCGACGGCTGCTCCGAATTGCCCAAGATAATCCTCGTTCAACTCACCACGCCGGTGAATGCCCAAGTCAATCTCAATTGGGGACAACTCCTGTTCTTCAAGGTTCATAAATACAATTCTCCATTAAATACAATATATCAGAATAATTAGTGTTTTCAAAAAAATAAAGCCGAAAGCGAACTTCCGGCCTATTAATTAATTGTTTTTTATCTGCGAGACGACTTTGTGGCCTTCTCGTGTGCTTCTTTTTGATCTTCGAATTCTTTTATCAGTCTAGTCAAGAACCATCTCCTTATCAGGACTGGAAGATTGTAGGCCTCGGTGAAGCTCCAACCACCGTGATGTTTCAGTAAGAAGAACTCTTCATAGACGCCCTGGATGTATTCGTCACCGAGTCCAAAAAAAGTCCGTCGTGAACGGAACCTCCATTTCTTGTTCAAGACCACAACTGGAACATTCAAAATCTTGCGTTAAATCAATGTTTGGGACGATACCTTGATAGGTGTATCTCAGAAACCTAGAGTCATATGCTGGCATGTTTTCCACGAGAGAGTTGATCAGTTCGCTATCATCGCTTCCATTAACTCCAACAATGAATTGTCGGAACTGATCGGTTAGAAGTGACTCTTCCATTTTGTGCTTCTTTTTGGAGGCAGTTAGTTTAGCCAAACGCGATTCATCCCGGCCGGTCAAGAACTTAACTTCTACATCAACCTTTAATTTTGGAAGGTGCACAATGAACGTGCCTTTATCCGTCTTGCGGACTCCATCTGGGATGGGCTTCTCTTCAACAGTGGCATCGCCTAAATCAAATTCATATTCAACAAACTCAGAGCAAGATGGGCAGTTCACGTTCGTCTTATATTCTGAACCGTATCCCGTTGTTCTGGCTGCAACAATGATTGCATTTCTATCGCCAATAAGAAGGTCTTCGGACTTGACCGACTTATTAACAAGTATGTTTTGAACAAGGCGGTCGAGCGCAAGGCCCTTCTTTAAGAGAGTCTTGGAAGTGAGGATGTCTTCATCCTTCGCTGTCATGTAACGGATCTCAACAGTTTCTTGCTGGTAAAGGGGATGGCCCTCAAGATAATGATTACCTTTGGAGGGGAGTTCAACAAACTCCGTCGGCGTCACAAACGAAAGAGGGCCCGCAGAGGGGCCCATTATCTCGGAAGGATCCATGTCGCTGTTGTGCTTAGCACCAACACGATCTTCATTATTACGAACAGTCATTATTTACCTTTGTTTTTTCTATTATAGAACAATCAGAGAACGATGTTAAGGAGATTGATTATCCCTTACCGGACTTGTAAATGGCCCAATCGTAACGAAGGGTTACCTCGGCATTAACGAGGTCTTCCGACTCATAACTTAGTTCGCTAAAAGTGACCCCCTTGACCCAAGCATTTTTCAAGGTCCAGTTGCCGATCTTCGGGGCCTTGCCGTTTGATTCGCCGCCCGGGCGTTTGTCATTGGTTGCGCCTATAAGCTGAATTGTGACGTTTGGGATCAGGGAGGTGGCGCGCTTCTTTGAAATCGTGTCGGTCATATTCTCGGTGGAGGGTTTGTCTGGATAAATATATCCTGATTGTGTGAGAATCTTTTGCAATTGCTCTGTCGCATCGGGACTAATTGGATCAACTAAAGTGAACTTGACATCGGTCCAGGTAACTCTACCAGGATAGTAAAACTTGTGGTTAATAAACTGGTGCTCCTTCTCCGAAACCTCAAAACTTGGCTGAGATACTTTTGTGATCACCCAGTCAGGTATTTCGAGATCTTTATTACCATGTAAATGTAGGAGCCATCTATATGCTCTCTTTGGATCTGTTGATGGGGTTGCCCAAAAGTTACTTGTGGTCATGGCGCTTTATAAATCTCCTTTAATTAACATTAACTAGTAATCAATATCCTTTTTCTCTCTAATCATCGAAAGAAGCTCCGGTTCTCTTTATCACAAAGTCGACAGCAATAAACTCGATGGCCCGAGCAGGCTTCAACAACACCTGAGCGTACATGATATTCCTATCTACCAAATCCGGAGTGGTCGTCGATTCATCCAAGACAACTCGGAAGTCTGTCAGACCGCCGCCGACCTTCACGCTGTCCAAGAAGGCCACCGCGCGGGAGGAGAAGTTACCCCAAGTCACGTCGATGTTCGGCTCGAAGAGTGTCGTAGCAGCAATATTGCTAATCTCACGCTTGACATAAATCAACAGTCTGCGAACATTAATCCGGTCAAGTGCTGACGGAGTTGCCTGCAATGTCTTCTGTCCGAAGATTACAATACCCTCGGCAGGGAAAGACGCAATCGGATTCACGTTGACGGCATACAGATTGTCTCTGTCCCTTGACGTCAACTGGCCGTCTACGGCATTCACATTAATTCCAGCAGAACCCTGCGTTAAACCGCCGCGGTTGAAGCCCGCGGGGGCGAACCAGAGTGCCGTGGACCTCTCGGAGCTTGCGAAAGTTCCAAGAGCAGCGATGGAGGGTGGCACCCACAAGCGGGCGTCGTTCTCCGAATCAACAATCTGTACCCAGGGGTAGTAAGCGCAACCATAGCTTGAATTAATCTTGCGAGTTTTCACGTTATTGATGGCCTGAGTGACATCCCCAACACGGTTAGCCAGGGAGGCATTGCTCTCAGCGCGAGGAGTGTATCCGTTCTCGATGTCGATTATCGCTAAGGAGTCGCCGCGGCCTTCGCACACGTTGATCATGTGCTGAGTCAAAGATGGCGTCTCGACCCCGGGGAGGGCCATGAGATTCATTTCAACTCGCTCGGCGTCAGCGACGCTATCAATAGCGCGCTTGATGGAGTTATACTCGTATGAAGTCGTCTCTGTCCCACCTTCGAGAAGCACGTTATTGAAGGGATCCATCTCCGTGATGTCAACCCCTTGGGTGCCACCGAACATGGGCGACGTGAATCTGTCAACGCCAGCATCGATAAGCTCTTTATATCCGCCATTCGAGGCCGATACTGCTGTAATTGAAGTGCCAAGCGCGCGAGACCCGCTCGTGTATATGGCATCCCTAAGGTTACTAAAGGAGCCCGTACCCACGACATCGTCTAGGGTGAATATGAACGATATCTCGGTGGTCTTGGCCGTTGTGCCAAATGTTGACACACTGGTGGGCTTTCTCCTGACCAAATCAAAGTATTCCTTATCAAACAAATCGCTAGCGCCTTGGGCTACATCGGTTTGTATGCCGAAGTAAGCATTCTTTATGTCTCCCAGGCGACGGCCGGCAGAGGCGCTTTGCCTCATGAATCCCTCTAAGCTCGGGAACTTAAGAGGTAGCGCCGAAGATGAACCGAAGGTGTTATTCGCAGGCGCGGCGTCGTTGACGCCGGAGCCGGCCCACTGTGCGTCCCAAATCCACGGAGTGGGTGGATTGCTCCCGGTGAAGCTGGCGGAGTGATTAGCAAACGGTATAGATTGAGATCCCGCAGTAATGAAGGTCAGTTTCGATGGGTTATAACCCGCGGCAGTGGTACCCGTAGCATTCGTTACTAATGTGGTCGACTTGTATCTAGGCGGGCCATAGAAACCGAATGGGAGTAGGGCTGCTTCGGCATTTCCGTTTTCAACATCCGTGTTCATCTCAATCGTAACATAGTTTGAGAGATTGTCGTAGTTACCAAGTGCTCGGTATACTCTCTTTACATCGTCCCAAACCATGTCTTTGTCACCAACTTTTCTAGCAATAAAGTTAGGAGAGTTGGGATTTAAATTAACACCAGTGAACGCTTCGAGGATGTTTAGCTCTGCATCAGTATCCTTTGCATCGCGAATCAGTAGTGTGAAGCTTCCATACGGGTCAGCGTCTTCATTGTTGGAATAAACAAGGTCTGTAATTGAAACCTTTATATTCTGTTGATCCCAATCGCCGCCCGCGGGGAGCGCTTTAAATTTAAACAACTTCTGTTGATTAAACGGGGAATATGAAGCTGTAGCTGCACCAAGGTCTTGCCCGATAAACCAACCGGTCTCAGCGCGTGTGACCCCATCAGTGAAAATGCTTCCATCGGCTATATCGTTTTTCAACGCCAGGATAGTGCCAACGGCCTTCTGTGAATCACCGTTAGAAGTGAGTCTAAGAACGGTTGACTCGTAAGTCTCTCCCAACCAATATGTTTTGGCGGAAGTCGCATCAATGTAATCTCCTCTCGACGACGCCACAATTGGACTCGTGTTGAAGACCTTTCGGACAAAATTGCTAGAATCTCTTTGGAAAGTAAATGTTTGTGTATCGATAACGGCGCCGGCGGTATTCCGGACCTGCACCTTCCATTCGCCACCTGCGGTGGCGTCTACTCGGCTCTTTATGAGCGCGCCACAAGCTGACGTCTGTGGCGTTGTAATCGCGGAACTAGTTCCATACAAGCTGCCGTTCAGAGTCAGAGCCCCTTCTTGCAAGTACCACACAGCAGCAAGAGTTCCAGTTCCAAGAAACCGTACGTGCTTCCCGCCCGGGAGGGCCCCGCCCCATACGCGGCCGGCCGGATTACTGCCCGTGAGGGTCCCGGAGACCTTCGTCGAGCCGTCATTCCACACGAACAGCCCGTAAGCGCCACCATTCCCGGCGGCGCCAGAATTTGGTGTGTTCGTGGTCTTCCAACCAGCTTGGCCGGCGGCGCCGGCGTCTTGATGCTCGGCGCCGGCAAGACGGACAACAGTAAGGGGGCCATTATTAGCTAGCCATGCCTGCGCGGCAAACGCAGCGTATGTGGGGGAACTCAGATTCCCGTTTCTCCAAACATCACCGCCAGTGTTACCACCAGGGACCGGGGTGCCAAAAAGCTCCACGAACTCAGCAAATGAATCGACTTTCACCGGGACCAGGGAGGGTCCTTTGCGTGTGCGTCCAACAACTACTGGGCCGACGGCCTCGGGTGTGCGAGGTAATCTTGAATCATCAATTTCTCGGAGAAAAATTCCAGGTGATACGAACTTAAATTTTCTTGCCATGCTAATAAATTCTCCCTTAATTAAGTGTATTTATTTCATTTATAAATAGTGTGTGTTAGTGTGAAAAGAAGAAAATTAATCCCTGTAAAAGCCTCTCTTATCAATATGTTCCGGGATGTCACCAACGATAACTCTCTCTCGGCCCAACTTCACCTCAACAGCATTCTGCCTTCTTACGATTCTAGGCTGCTCTTGGTTTTTGTCTGCTCCAATGATATACCCCAAAACCTTAATACTTATCTTGGTTTGGTATTGTCTCTCGTCTTCATTCATTGCGGATACATTGTTTTCTTGATCATAACTTTCCTGAATAAAAGATTCAAAGCCATGGCCTTCGTTCCTTATAATAAAGTAATTCAAACTACCAGTCTTCGTTAGGAAGGGCGCCAAGATCTCGTTCATCTGCTGTTGATACTCCGTTCTAATATAAAGATCATACTGAATATCGAGATACACCGGAACGGGAATTGTCACAGTTTCGTAAACAACCTTTTTATTTGGGCCGGGGAAATTCTGTTGATTTATCCCCACCTCTGGGTCCGTTATACTTCCACGCTTTTTAAATGAATCTGCGTTTGCAAAATTTGAAGTTTTTTCTTGATTAATCTCTCTCGCAATTGTGATCGTGCCGCCGCGGGCGTCTTGAATTGGGAATGCGTTAAAGACAGTACCTTTTTTCGAAAGGCTTTTTGCGACACTCGTT